TGAAAAATGGCAGGATGATATCACTGGCATGCATAGCCGGTGCCACATTGTCGCCACACCGGACGAGCATAAGGATTTAAACGATTGGGTGAAGGCCGGCGCAACCGGCAAGGAAATCGTGGAGGCAATGGAATCGGCGCCGCTCTATGAGAATCCCAACGCACCGAGACTGCCTGGCGCCATGGATTGGAGTGAACTGTTGGCGTTCGATGCCAGCAAAGACATGGACTGCATGCTGGGATCACGTTGGCTATCTAAAAGTGGTAGCTGCGTTTGGGTAGGCTCATCCGGGTTAGGCAAGTCGGTCCTAACACTACAGGCAGCAATGACATGGGCCGCAGGATGTCCGTTCTTCGGTATCCAGCCCAAAGGCTATTACAAGTCACTGATCGTCCAAGCCGAAAACAACTTCGGGGATGTAGCTGAAACCATTCAGGGCGTCAAAACCGGACTAGCCGAGGAGTATCCAGAGATTGAATTTAATCACATCCAGCAACGGGTCAGCATTGTGCGGATGGTCAACAGTCAGGGCATTGAGTTCATTGCCCAACTCAAGAGCATGATCGCTGAGTATCAGCCCGATATGGTGTGGATAGACCCTTTACTCTGTTATCTAGGTGGAGATCCGAACTCATCAGAGGATGTCAGCCACTTCACCGGGCTACTCGATGAGTTAGCCATTGAGTCCAAGTGCCTGTTCCACCTGATTCACCACACTGGCAAGCCTAAGACCAGCCAGGACACAAAGGGATTTACCAATGCGGATTTAATGTACGCTGGATTGGGTTCTAGCGTCTTAACCAACTGGGCACGCGCCATCATGGTACTTCAGGCTGAAAGAGGCTCAGAAGGCGTATACAGGCTCACAGCGGCCAAGAGAGGGAAGCGGGCTGGTATGCACCACGACTACAGCACTAGCTCAGACTATATCCACCTTGAACACTCTGACCGGGGATTGTGCTGGTTGGCATCAGACTACCAGCCACCAGAGAAGAAGGATGTGGGCCGGCCGAGCTTCCGTGGCAACATGCTCGCTGATTGGCCGGAAGGTGGATTCACACAAAAGGAGGCCATGGATCATTTCAGCCAAATCCACAATGAGGAGATTGGTAAGTGCCCAACACCTGGCACCATCAAACAGGCAATCCTGCACTACACAAAGGACGGAAGTTTGGAGAGAAGAGATGGAAAGATTTACCGCAAATTTGGTGGTAGTAAATAGGTTTACTACCATTACCAGTAGTTAACTGACAGGTAGTGGTAGTAAATTATTCCCCCCTTTAGGGGGGGGAATTAATTAACTACCAGCAACTACCGACTGATTTAGTGATTATGAGTGAAAACGAGGAAAAACGGAAAAGAGTTAAGCCGAGGAAGAAACCGGGTAATTCACTCACCGCTGCCAAGGCGTTGATAGCAATGCCGGACCCATCATCGATTGATGTGAAGGATCTCATACCGGCGAGTGTGAAGGAGTATGCCGAGAGCATCAAAGGGGATAGGAGGCTTGAGAAGATCAACAAGTACACTGCACACAATGTGGAAGCCATTTTGAGGAATGTCGGGATTGGGATGCCGGAGAGTAGGGCTGCGCAATTGGCGGGGATAAGTCGTGAGACTCTGAGCAAGTGGAAGAGTAAGTGGGATGACATGCGCCACGCTCTCGCGCGCGCCGAGGCGATCGCCCAGGATGAGCTGTACGGCGTTGTACGCAAAGGGATGGCCAAAAACCCTCGATTGGCGCTGGAAGTCCTTGAGCGCCGCTTCCCGAACGATTGGGCGGCACACAGCAAGCACCAGGTCGCCGGCGTGATCGCTCAGACGCAGATCAGCCCGGATATGTTGGCCGGCTTGCATGGCGCCAGGTCGGAGAGGGACGCATCAGGTGATACAGAATCACCTGATTCAGGGCCAGAAACCATTGATATATAGGGATATCCTGCACCATGCTAACGATTATGCTAACAGTTCTCGTCTTGAAAGGCCCACAAAAACAGGGGCGAACCGGGCATGGTCACGGCATCGAGGCCACAACCTGTAGTGGTGCGGGCGGCAGGGCATACCGCCGGCGGCGGCACAACATATGGTGGGTCGGAGCAGGGCACCACAAGATATTGGGGGTAGGGGGGCACCCAGATCGCGGCGCGGTATTTCGCCCCCCCCACCCCATTTTTACCCCTCGCGTAAGAAAAATGTACCCACTCAAAAATGACTGACAAACCCACACAAGACACTGTTGCCGATCAAAAAGGCAGGAATATGAGCGACTACGCTAAGGGATGGGATGACGGGTATCAGATGGGATATTCGCGCCAACCCAAAATGAACCGGGACCACCTTCAGAAACGCATTGAGAAGCTGGAGAAAGAGGTAGCCCACTACAAGGAACTGGCGGGGAGATGAGATTTAAGAAACTTTATTCTGAGCCAGATACCCCTGTGGTCAGTAAGCCGGGGCGTGATAGTCAGAACATATCAGTGCGGCTACCGGCGCACATGATTGGCGCATATAGGGATCTTATCAATGAAGGTGTGAGGCCGACAGATTTCGCCACTGCCAGTTTAAAATTAATGTTTAGACTGCTGGATAACGCTTCGGAGGGTTGCTCAGTTCCAGTTGAAGTTGAGTATGTGCATGGTTTGCGTAAACAGCGTGTGGCGGCAAAGCAACGCCTTGTTAATGAGATATCTAAGAAGAGAGATGAGATTATTGAGATGGAAAAAGCTTTAAAGGAGTTAGATGAGTGAGTGGGAGCTTGAGTGGCGGTATGTGTATGCAGAACGCCTTGGCCTAATGGTTGGGGATGGGGTGCCTACCAGGGAGCAGATTATGGCGGCTAAACAATGGGCTGACGAACATGTGGAGAAATTGAAAAATGGCAGAAGTAACGACCAAAACTAAGAAGCTGGATCCGAGTGTCACTGATTTGGAGAATTTCAGTCGGGAGATATTCGGGATGGACCTTTACCAGTGGCAGATTGATGCCATGAAGGCTATTACGGGGAAGGGGGGTAAGAGTCGGGTAGCGGTCCGGGCGGCGAATGGATCGGGTAAGACCACTTGTTTGGCGGCTCCGGCGGCGCTATGGCATGCCCTGATTTACCCTAATTCCATTACGATTACGACTTCGGGGGTATATCGTCAGGTTAAGGAGCAGATGTGGCCCTGTATTCGTTCATTGGCGGCAAAGGTTAAGGGTTGGGGGATACAGGTGAACCAGACTGACTTGGTGACTAGCACTGGGAGCAGGATTATTGGATTTAGTACGGATGATCCGGGTCGGTTTGAGGGTTGGCATGCTGAGAACCTGATGATCATCATTGATGAGGCTAAGACGGTGAATGATGGCATTTTTGAGGCGGTTGCCAGGTGTCAGCCTACCCGGCAAATGGTGATTAGTTCGCCTGGCGGCACTTCGGGTGAGTTTTACCGGATCTTTAACAAGCAACAGCACTTGTGGTCGCTGCATAAGGTGACCAGTTACGACTGCCCTCACATCAGTAAGGAATGGATTGAGGAACAATTTGAGCGTTGGGGGCGGGATCATCCATTGATCAAGTCGATGGTCTTTGGTGAGTTTATGGAGGCGGATGATGAGCGGTTGGTTATCCCTTGGGCCACTTGGGACAATGCGACTGCCAATCCACCCCGGAAGTCGGGGAAGGATGTTTCGTGTGGGGTAGACTTTGCTGGTGGAGGGGATGAGAACGCTATGGCCATCCGGCGCGGGAATAAGGTTGAGAAGATTGTGACCTGGCGGGACCGGGACACGATGGCGTCGGTTGGCCGGTTCATTATGGAGTTCAAAAAGGAAGGTCTGAAGGAAGACCAGATTTATTGTGACGTAGGTGGACTAGGTTTGCCCATGGCCGACGCACTGGCGGAGGCGGGGTGGAACATTCACCGGGTCAACTTTGGTGGTCGGGCACAAGATCCCGATGCCTTTGTGAATCGATCAGCGGAAATGTGGTTCACCGTGGCCCGGTTGTTGGAGAAATGTGAGATTATCATGCCGGACGATGAGGTATTGGCGCAGCAACTCACCCAGCGCCGATGTTCGGCCAACAAAAACGGTAAACTGAACCTGGAAAGTAAGTCTGAGATGAAGGCTAGGGGGTTAAGTTCGCCGGATAGGGCGGATGCAGTGGTGATGGCGGTGGGTGCGAAGGGTCAACTGGACGATATGTTGATGGAATATGTCCGACCCAGCCTCGATGAAGTGTTAAATGGCTCATTTCCGGAAGATTCCTTGCCAGATGGGATGGATGTGGGCCTTTAAACGGAAAATTGGCCGACGCCTCGCGGCGCCGACCAATTTTTACTCTGCATTTCCCCTTTTTATTTCTTCAAGGCGATCACTGCTATCGAGATTGCGATCACACCCATGAAGAGGCTGTCGGCCAAAGCCATAATTAACCCAAGTTCATTCATGACGCCCCCTTTCAGTCCAATAGACGCCCCGCCTGTCCACTGCTGACTACACTAATGCGTCAATTGACGTATTAATTGTTGCTCGGACCGTATTTGTCCCGTCATAAAATGATCGATGGGACTTTTGTCGCGTAAAGAATTGCATGGAGCAATTCGGGATGATTTAGCAGACCGCAATTCATGGGATACGCGGCAAAGCATGTTCTACCGCATGCGCCACAACGGACTTCGGCGCAAAAACAAGCCATGGCCCGGTGCCAGTGACGCGCATTTCCCGTTATCCGATACCGTCATTCAGCGGTTGGCGCCCTTTTACTTTCAGCAGATGTTTGCGACGGACCTGATCGCGCAATTTACGCCGATTCGGGATAAGACCACTGCCTACGCTAATGCTGCTGCTCAATGGTTCGACTATCAGCTAAAACAGAAGTCGAACATTGAAACTGAAATTTTAAGCGTGATTGATTTCATGCTGATGAGTGGGCGTGCGGTAATCAAGACCTACTGGGACCATGACAAGAAACAGTTGGTGTTCCAGAACATTGATCCGCAGCACATTATTGTCCCGACCTGGACGCGCAACTTGCAGGACGCTGACCGGATTGTGCATGTGCAGCACTACTCGGAAGAGGCTTACCGGCGCAATGAGTTGTTCAGCCAGAATGAGGGATTGATCAAGCGCATTAAAGGTGCCGGCACCGATGTCCGGGGTGACAACATTAAGGTGCAAGCCCAGTACCAGCGTGAAGGTCTTACTTATAACGAAGAAGATTACATCATTGTTTGGGAAGTCTGGTGCCGGGACGAAGATGGTGCCTGGTACTGCGAGACATTCAGCCCACTACGCCCTGATGAAGATATCCGTAAGGCGTACAAGCTCGGCAAGGGTTACGGGAACAAACACCCGTTTAGCCAGTTTGAGTATGAGGTGAAGGATGGTCGCTGGTACAGCCCGCGCGGCGTGACTGAAATTGTTGCGGTCCATGAGGCGGAACTGACTAAGCTGCTCAACGAGAAGAACGATTACATGACGCTGGTCAACCGGCCCTTGTTCCGTTCGGCCCGTGAAATCCCGAATGCGGCTAACCTGAAATTTTCGCCTGGTCAGATTTTACCATACGACATCCAACCGATCCCGATGCCGGCGCCGCCGGTTTCGTTTGATCAATCGATGATGTTTACCCGCGACATTGCCGAGCAACGGGTTGCTACGCCTGACTTTGGCATGTCGCAATCTCTGCAAAACGCCGAGCGCCGCACAGCTACAGAGATCAACCAAATTTCAAACCTGTTCAGCCAGAGCAGTGACTTGCGTTTGCGCATTTTCCGTATGGGCCTTAACCGGCTTTACAACTGCGCGTGGATGCTGCTGAAGGAGCATAGCAAGAGTTCGCTGGATTACTGGTATGAGGACACGGTTAAAGAGTTAAACCCGGAAGCACTTAGTGAGTCCTATCACATCCGCCCAACCGGAAGTGCTGACGGGGTTAACCGAGACTTTATCTACCAACGCGCAGTAAACCGTATGCAGATGTTTGCGAACGATCCGTTCATCGATCAGGGCGAGCTACGCAAGAGCGTGCTGGAAGCCGATGACGTTGCACTGGTCAAACGCTTGTTCATGGATCCTGAGTTGAAGATGGCCGACCAGGCTGAAGATCAGGCGAACGAGTTAACCTTCATGCGACTCGGATTCCCGGCAGTGGTGAAAGAGACGGATGATCACGCCACGCATATCCGAACGATTTTGGGATACATTCAATTGTCATCTCAGACAGGCCGACAAGTTGAACCAATGGAGATGCAAAGACTCCAAGAGCATATTCAAGCTCACTTGGAGCTACTCCGAAAATCCGACAAAGATGCCGCTAAAGAGGTGGAGGCGGAAATCGCCGGTCTGTTAGCGGGCGGCTCGCAACCAGTAGCCGGTCCTGAACAAGCGATGGGGGCACCCGCAGAAATGCCTGTTGAGGCGCAACCTGCGGCAATGCCTGAACCTGTGTCTTTGGGCACGAACCAAGGGGCTGAATATGCTGCGTAAATTGCGAGCCGCCTACAATTTTATGCGCCTGTGCGGAGTCGCCTGGCGCACATTGCCTGAGTGGCGTCAGACCGATGCCGCTGAGTTGAATAGATTTTTTCAGGGACAAACCGGGGAGCGGCTGAGGGAAACGCTCCTCGCCATGACGGTTCAACAGTCCCTGGACGGTACATCGAGGGCGGGAAATGATCTGGAGTATCGCGCAGGATACGCTGCCGGTTTTAGAGGGGCGGTAGCGACCTTGGATGCGCTAATGGCTAAGTCGGTGATCACCGATTCAGATCACCGTCCCGATGTGCCCACTGATGATTTGGCGTGGCTAAATAGTA